CAGCTCAAACGGCGGCTTCGGCAGCGGCGGAAAACGCGGCGGCTGCGTCGTCGGCGGCAGATACGGCCGAAATCTGGGCGGTCGGCAGCATAGAGGAACAACCGGCCGGGTCGGCAAAATATTGGGCGGAGAAGATAAGTCCGGAAAATTTGCTGCCGGTCGGCATGATCCTTGCGTGGCCGGGGACAAAAGCCCCTTCCGGCTGGTTGAACTGTGACGGTTCGGTTGTCAGCCGGACAACTTATGCCGATCTTTTTTCCGTAATCGGGACGACTTTCGGTGCCGGTGACGGTTCAACGACGTTTAAATTGCCGGATTACCGGGGTGACTTTCTGCGCGGATATCTTTCCGGCACTTCCTCGGCGATCGGCACCAGACAAGCCGAAGGGCTGCCGAATATCAGCGGGCGGCTTGATTTTGGAAAACAGGTTGGCGGGATGTCCTCATCAAGCGGAGCCTTCTCTCATAAAAACATTAGTCAAGATTGGGCAGGGACATCTACCGGGACGGTAAATGTAATTGACTATGTCAATTTTGACGCCAGCCGCTCAAACGGCCTTTACGGCGACAGTTCTCATGTCACGCCGAGAAACAACGCCGTCAGCTGGTGCATAAAATATTAGGAGAGGAAAATGGAAATATACATGTTTGACGGAGAAACAAAGGAATATATCGGGGCAGAAGATGCACTCTTAGATCCTTTGGAAACAAAAAAGCAGGGAAAGCCTGTTTATCTGTTGCCGGCGAATGCGGTTTTTGACAGGCCGCCGATTGCCGGAGGCGGAAAAGCCGTTATATTTGACGACGGTTGGAAACAGGTTGTCGACAACCGGGGAAAAACGGCGGTTAATGCCGATCGCGGGATATTTGAAATTGACTATCTCGGAGAGAAGGAAGGCAACATGATCGTAACTGCCGAAATGCAAAAGGGACTGGATGACGGTACGTTTGTCGTTGAGCAGGGACGGATCGTCGAAAAACCCCGGCAGATGAAGGCGGCGGAAAGAAGACTTGAACGCAATATGCTGATTGCGGCAACCGACAAATACATGTTTGCCGATTATCCGATCAGCGAGGAAGAAAGGGAAAAATACCGGCAGTATCGTCAGTATTTGCGGGATATTCCCGAACAGGAAAGTTTTCCTGACGAAGCAATAAAAACATTTGGAGAATGGAAGGGAGCCTGAAGCTCCCTTTTACTTTTACGGAGGAATATATGGACTGGGGGCTGGTAAGCGGCGGAGCGGCAATGCTCGGCGTGTTGTATAATTTTATCAGGATCGGGGAATGGAAAGCCCGGCAGGAAACGCGGCTGGACGGACTGGAAAAGCGGCAGGACGGTTATGACGGCCGGGTTGAAGGCCTGATTTTGCTGATCAACAAGCAAAATGAACTGCTGACGGAATTGAAGGTTAAACTGGATCTGATGCTGGCGGACAAAAACCGGAGGAAAAGAAAAGATGACTGACCGCGATATCGAAATTATGGCCAAAACCATCTACGGAGAGGCCAGAGGCGAAGGAGAGGAAGGTATGGAAGCGGTAGCCTGTGTCATTATGAACCGTTATAACGCACGCAAATGGTTTACCGGTTACCGGGAAGAATACGGGGTGAAAATTCCCGGTATTGCGGAAACCTGTTTAAAACCGAGGCAGTTTTCCTGTTGGAACCGGAAAGATCCGAATTTTGGTTTGCTGCAGAAGGTTGACGGGCAGGATCCGGTTTTTGCCTTTTGTCTGAATCTGGCGGCCAGAGCGGTTGCCGGCCGATTGGAAGATTTTACCAATAATGCGACTTTTTACCATACCCGGGCAATACGTCCGAAGTGGGCGGCACATAAAAGTCCTTGCTATGAAGCCGGAAATCATTTGTTTTATAACGACATAGATTAGGAATGAGAAATGGGGAAAAGTTCTGCAGCAAGTACGAAGGAAGAACTTCTGGCGCGATTGGAGGGGCGTTTGCCGGTTCGCGGATCGGACGGTCGGGAGTATTATGTGCGTTATAACGACGATAAGGAAGAACTGGAAGAAGTACCGCCGCCGGAACTGCGTCCTTTGACGGAGAGCCAGAAGGCGGAGGCTTTGAGGTTGTCGGCCGGTTTTCGTCCGCAGGGGTTCGGGGCTTTGGATGTAGCGAAAGAAGGGCTGAAAGGTTTCGGGCAAGGTGTTGTTTCCGGTTTGGGACGCGTAGCCGGCGGCGCAACTCTGGGCGCGACGGACTGGCTGGACAGGAGGACGGGCGGTCATTTGGCGTCGCTTGACGCGGATTTGCAGCGCTCGGCGGAAAGTTCCGGTTTGGGCGGCTGGAATAAAGCGGCAAAATTTGCTTCTGAGCTAGGTGGAAATATGCAGGGTGCGGGCGGTGCGTTGGTTAAAGGTTTGAGCAAAACCGGCCTAAAAGGTCTGAAACTGGCAAGCGCCAGCGGCGGCTTGGAAGGTGCGGCTTATGGGGCAACGGGTTCGGACAGTTTGGATGAACTGCCGGAAAATGTGGCCTGGGGAGCGGCTTTCGGCGCCGCATTGCCGTTTGGGGTGCATGGGGTCGGCCGCGGTGCTCGTTTTGTTGGGGAATCTTTTTTCCCCCGCCTGATGACGGCGGGGATGACCGGTGGTTTGGGTAATGCGGCTGATAATCCGGAAGCGGTGAAGCTGCTAAAACAGGGGATAAAAAACAATGACGATGTTGCGGAGGCTTATCTTAATCGGGTACGGCCGGAATTGCGCGGAATAAACAACGAGGCGGCGGGGATGGTTGGCAGTTCGCTGTCCAGCCGTATCAACGTACCGGAAACGATAGCGTCGGAGTGTGCCCGTTACGGCGATTATATGGCCAGACACGGCGCTGATGAAGTGATGGATTTTGCGCCGACCAGAGAACAGTTGGCATCGTATAAGGCTCAAAGTTCTTTTAATCCGAACAAATATACGAGAGAACAGGCGGAAAACGTCTTGCGTGACAGGGCTGAAAAAAGCGGTGTTGAAATAGGAGGAGATTTAGGGCATTTTTCTAAAAGACCGGATAGAACGGAAACAGTAAGGACATTGTCTAATACTCTTGAAAATCCAGATATTGTATATAATAAAGGAGATAAAGGATACGTTGTTAAGAAATACGATACGAATGGTAAACCATTTTTTGATTTTATTACAAAAAAAGACGGTAAGCTTTGGACTAAATTTCCAACAGATACAAGTTATTTGGAAAATCAAATAAAAAATTCCGCTGAAAATGTATCTTTAAGCGGAAGAGTTACCGGAGTTCAACCAGGGCTGATACATAGCCTTCCTTCGACAACTACAAACAGTATACCATATCAGAGCGTTGTTGTCAACTCCGAGCTTCCGCATGTTTCGAGTTTGTATGAAGGGTTAACGCCGTGGCAAATGGGGCAGTTAGATAAGGCATTAAAAACCGGGTTATCAAAGACCAACATGAAAGCGGGTAGTCTTGAGAGTCTGAACAAGGTTAAGCAGGAAATAAACGAAATGATTTCCAAAGCGCAGTCGACTGACAAGCCGAGCGAAGTTTGGCAGTTGCAGGAGCTGAAAAGCAAGTTTGACAATGCAATGCCGGAAGGTTTTAAAGAGGTCGATGCCGGCTTTGCCCGGGCAAAAAGGCTTGAAGATGCTTTTGACAAGGGGACGCACTACAACCCGAACAACGTAACCGGGGCGGATATGGTGGCAGCTATGACGCCGGATGAGCAAAACGCCTTTGCGCAAGGTTTGTTCAAGCGGATAAACAATAATTCGTTGACAGGTAAAAGCCTTGCCGATGAAGCCTTGAAATACAAAAACACGCTGTCGCAGGTATTGCCGGGGGATGTTTACAATCGGTTGATACAGGGTTTAAACCGTCAGTCGACGAAGTTCGGGCGTTTGTCGGAGTTGGGCCGGGCGGCGGAAAACCGCTTGAAGACGCCGGAGGGAACACGTTTCTTCGGTCGTGAGCAGTTGGAAAGTAAGGGGGCGCTGATAGGAAGCGGTCTTGACTGGATTAATAACCTATTGCGCGGTCAGGCAATCAGGCGCGCCTCAATGGACTTGCTGGATCCGACCTTTGTCGGTCGCCCGTTAGGTGACGGTTGGGTTGTCAATAATCCAAACCTTGCGGCCGGTTTATCATCGGCAGCGTATAACAATATGAGAAACAGATAAGGCGTCGGAAACGGCGCCTTTTTTTCTTATGAAGAAAGGGAATAAGGCACCATGAGAGATTATAAAA